ACATCACAGGCGACTTCACAGCCGCTTATGTAGAAAACTCTGATGTAGCACTACGCATCGCACAATGGGCACGTGATGTCCGTGGTGGTGCAGGTGAACGTCAACTGTTCCGCGACATTCTAGTACACCTAGAAAAGCGTGACCCAGACGCCGCTTTGGCTTTGCTTCGCAAGGTTCCAGAAGTTGGTCGTTGGGATGACATCTTTGTCTTCCAAAGCCCAGTTCTGAAGTCAGCCGCTTATACCATGTTGGGCGATGCCCTACGTGCTAACAACGGCCTGGCTGCAAAGTGGACTCCTCGTAAGGGTAAGATTGCGGCTGAAGTACGAGCATTCTTCGGAATGACTCCAAAGCAGTACCGCAAGTCATTGGTAGGAATGACAACAGTTGTTGAAACCCAAATGTGTGCAGGAGATTGGGACAACATCAACTTCAGTCACGTGCCATCTGTTGCGTCACGCAACTACAAGAAGGCATTCAACCGTCACACTACAGCATTCGCTGAATATGTGGCCAAGTTGGTGAGTGGTGACAAGACTGTTAAGGTTAACGCCAGCGCAATCTTCCCACATGACGTGTTGAAGGGTGTTATCGGTAGCTACCGTTCAAGTCTGGACAAGACATCTACTGACCACATTGTGGCACAGTGGGATGCTTTGCCTAACTACGTTGGAGATGCCAGCATCATGCCAATCGTAGACGTTAGCGGTTCTATGTCTTGCCCAGCAGGAAAGAACACTAATGTGACTTGTATGGATGTTTCAATCAGCTTGGGCTTGTACCTAGCAGACAAGAACAAGGGTGTGTTCAAGGACACTTTCTTGACTTTCTCTAGCAAGCCACAACTTGTTACTCTAAAGGGTAACATTGTTGACAAGGTTGCTCAAATGAGCAAGAGTGATTGGGACATGAGCACTAACTTGCATGCCGCTATGGACAAGATCCTAAGCGTTGCAGTTAAGGGTTCAGTACCAGCCAGCGACATGCCAGCCATGTTGCTGATCTTGTCAGACATGCAGTTTGACCAATGCGCCCGTTACGACGATAGCGCAATGCAAATGATCGAACGCAAGTTCACAGATGCAGGTTATGTTGTGCCACAGATTGTTTTCTGGAACCTAAACAGTTCAGACAACGTGCCTGTTAAGGCAGACAAGAGTGGTGCCGCATTGGTAAGTGGATTCAGCCCAAGTATAATGACTAGCTTGCTAGCCGCTGATTTGGATCAATTCACTCCAGAAGGCATCATGTTGAAGACTGTAATGAGTGATCGTTACAGTCTGTAAGAGGCAGCGAGTTGGTTACTAACTCAGTATGAGTCGCTAAGGTAGGTACCTAATCCTTAGGACAAGCAATAGTACATAAATTAGTAACAGTCTTGGACACGCAGACTTTAATGCGAGGTGGAAGCAGGTGGAAACCCTGCAACTAATTCGTTGTTTTATTGCAACACACACCCTGTCATCGTCATGTTGACAGGGTTTCTTTTTGATGTTATAATTAACACATGAAACAAAACGTACAAGCTATCAAACAAGTATTTGAGCAATTAGGAATAGATTGGGTTGAACCTTATTTGACGACCGAAGGCGCAATTAACAGACAAGAAGTGGGCAACCATAGAGGTTTGTATTATATCTATCCTGAAGTAAATTTTTACTTTGGGAAGGCGGCAACAAATACTGTAATCAATCGCCACCAGACACATCGTCCAAAATTGGATTGTAATTTGGCAGAGTTATACAGTACGCCAGTTGAAAAAGTAGAACCCAAATGGATGTTCCCAGAAGGATGGAAAGAAGGTGTATGCAAATACATTATTGAAGGTGTGGAAGCAATTCCAAGTCACTATGTAAAGATTGGCAAGAAGCGAGTAGCACCGGGTGTGTTAGACTTTCCAGTGACACACAAAGTTGATGTAGATACACTTGAAGTACTAGTTTGGAATTTGGATCATTTATCCGCTGAACAAATTAGCGAAATTGAAGAAGCAGTAATACCAGTAATTTGGCCTTACTGTAATAATGAAACGTATAGAAAGAGAAAGCGAGAAATAAATGTATAAAGTTATTTGTAATAATGTGGAACTAGAACGGTTCATTACATTAAATGAAGCAATGAGATTTGCCAAACTAACCAACGTGTTTGTAACTATTCGAGGCCCAGAGCTTGAAGTAGTTGGACACTTTGGTGTAGACACTATCAAAGACGGCTTGTGCCCAGATGGTGTTGCATACGATTGGAACAAAGCCAGTCGTATCGGTCGTGTTAAAAAGGAACGTGTATGAAAATTAAGTTTGATAAAGACACAATGCCCGATGAACTGTACAATACGCTGTTACAGCATTTTGTAAACGAAGCAGTTGGGCTTGGCGTAGAAGTAAACAAGTTTACCCAGTTTGAGAACTGGGTAATTGAATGTGATGTTGAAGCTAAAGAAAGTGTACATTAATGTTTAAAGTAAAATTTGATCATGTGGTTTGGTCCAATGCCAGCGGTAGTCGTGTGACTAAGGCAGGCGGCGCAGAGTTGCGTCATGCTACCAAGCTGGTTAAAAACGGACTTGCAAAAGTAAAAGTAGTTGACAGCAGATATTTGGGACCGGGTCGTTCTTACGATACTGGCACTTCTGCAACAACATATGAAGTAACAATTTTTTAGGAGGCAATTATGCCGTGGATTGAAAATATACCGTTGGAAAATGTAGCAAAAGGACAGCACCACGATTGCGGTGCCAACAGTATGCTGATTCAAATTTCGGATCACGACATGGCGTTTCCTTCTCCCAAGCACCACTTCAAAGAAGTGCACCAGTTTATATTTTTGGACATTGAAGAAGATGGCATGACCAATACTGGCGGAGGACAAACCATCGACCTTAGCGAGTTTGCTATCACAGATGCACAGGCCGCAGAGCTTGTGCGTTTATTGCAACACGCATTTGAAAATCGTATGAATGTTGTTGTTCACTGCCATGCAGGTATTTGCCGTAGTGGTGCTGTCTGCGAAGTTGGTGTCATGATGGGGTTCAATGATTGCGAACGGTTCCGGGCACCTAACTTGCTAGTCAAACACAAAATGATGCGGGTTTTAGGTTGGACTTATGACGAGCAAGAAAAGTCTTACGATGTAAATGGTACTGTAAACGAATGGGGTTTTATAACTCCAAACAAGAATCATGAAGGAGATATTTGATGTACTTGTGTAGAGAAGAAGTTGTAAAAATTCTTGAGACTATGGATAAATTTCCAGAAGCCGCTAGTTTTAAGTTGTTGCAAGATAACTCAAGCGGAATTGGTAGTGTCACCGAATTGATTGTGTATACTACAATTAACGGATTAGATGGTGAGTTTAAGACTGAAATTTCAGGTGTGGAGAATTGGTGATGCCCAAGTGTTATCAACTGATTGGAGTTCCTGCAGCAGGCAAGAGCACTTGGATCAAAAATCAAATTTGGACTTTGGGGTTGACTGTGGTTAGTACAGATGCGTTTGTGGAAGACTACGCTCGAGAGTGCGGGTCAACTTACACAGAAGTGTTTGACGATTATATGCCCCGAGCAGTTGAGCTTATGGCTAACCAGGTTGTGTTTGCACGTGAGCATGGGCACACTGTGATTTGGGATCAAACCAGTACCACTGTGAAAAGTCGTGCTAGAAAAATCAATATGCTTCCAGACTACCAGCACATTGCAATTGTGTTTCGAACTCCCGAGCTGGATGTTCTCAAAGAACGTTTGGCCAATCGTCCTGGCAAAGAAGTTCCTTGGGAAGTTGTGCAGGGCATGATTGATAATTGGGAAGAACCCACTCTAGAAGAAGGCTTTACAGAAATTTGGTACGTTTGACTGAACCAAATTTTGGTGTTATAATTATATATTAAACAATGAAAGGAGCAATATATGCCAAGTGTATTTTTAGTCAGCGACACGCATTTCGGTCACACCGGTGTATGTCGCTTCACACGTAACGATGGTGTTACAAAACTTCGCCCATGGGATGACGCAGATGAAATGGACGAAGCAATGGTCAAAGCGTGGAACGAGCGGGTAAAGCCCACTGACAAAGTTTACCATTTAGGTGACGTTGTTATTGCTCGTAAAGCGTTAAAGATCATGGAAAGACTTAACGGCGACAAAGTTTTAATTCGTGGTAACCACGACATCTACAAAGATGAGGACTACAGCAAGTACTTTAGATCCATTAGAGCTTATCACGTTATGAATGGCATGATCCTTAGCCATATTCCGTTACACTCGGATTCAATGGGTCGTTTTGG